TATTAGCTGGTAAGGCTACAATGGAGCAGGAAGAGCCTGCACAATTAGAACAAGGTGAGGCACAATGAAAGTAAATGAATTTATAGGTATGCTTTTTCTTGCAAGAGATTATGCCCACGGCGCTCACCTCAGTACTAAGAGCTTTGCCGCTCACATGGCTTTAGGTTCGTTCTATAGCGATATTGTTGGGCTAGCTGATGGTTTTGCGGAAGCGTACCAAGGTCGTCATGGGCTAATTGGTGCAATACCCTTGCAGTCGGTAAAGAAAACAGCGGATCCCGTTGAATTCCTACAAAATCAGCTTGACGATATAGAGAAATTCAGGTATTTAATAGTAAAGAAAGAAGATAGTGCTTTACAAAACTTAATTGATGGTATAATAGAGCTATATCTTTCTACTATCTATAAGCTGAAGTTTTTATCTTAATAACAATTATTATGTTATAACATAACATTAGGACATAAATGCCATCTACATTCCTTAAATCAGAAGCATTACCTATAAGCAACGGGAGGCCTACTCAGTTCTTCCTTACTACGGTTGGCAATGGTACAGGCGTTTATAACCAGAATATAGACTATTCAGCTGCTCCAACAGACATATTTTACACGGCCACAGCGGTTTATGATATTTACACGTTTCTTGTCGTTATATCGGATCACGCTACCTTCAATCAAACCGATTATGGTGCGATAGCGGGTGGCCTTACCAATGGAATTAAAGTATTTATTCAGCCAGCAGGACAGGCAGAAATACCGCTACTTTCTGGTGTAGCGTTTAAACAGAACTTTGAATGGCTTGCAATCACAGAGCATACGCAATTATCAAGCTTTGCAGGATTAGCGCAAACTTTAACAGTAGCATTTGATATTACTGTTGATTATGGAAAGCCGATTAACATGGCTGCAGGTGATAAATTTATTGTGAGACTAAACGATGATTTTACCGGCTTGGTTTCTCACACCTTTGGGCTTCGCGGCATAAAATACTAACAGGAATAACAATGGGCTTAAAACAAACCACCTCATGCCTTGGCTATCAGCAAATAACAGACGCTTCTACAGCCGTTGGCCTTACTATTCCAACAGGCGCAAACTTTGCCATGATTGTATGCGAGGCGCAAAGCGTAAGATGGCGTGATGACGGTATTTCCCCAACAACAACCGTTGGGATGCCATTGTCTGTCGGTGTAGATTTTAGTTATGACGGTGACTTGCACCGGATTAAATTCATTGCTGCTGTAGCTGGTGCAATCATTAATATTTCTTACTACGCATGAGCGGCCCTATCTATTCAAGCGGCCCAAGTGGCCCCGGTTCTGGCGGTGGTTCAGCCCCAACTTCTACTTGGGCGAATAGACCCGCAGTAGGTACAGTCGGATCACGAATCTACATATCAGACGTTGGTGAGTATGGTGCAGAATTTGTAAGTAATGGCACTGTTTGGGCGCACACAGGAGAGATAGAGATTATACAAAAGGCTAAAGGCTGGATTGTACCATCTTTAGCCGCGGCTAATGCCGCAACCTATAGCCAAATCGGAACGACAATCACAGTAACATCAGTCGGTCATAACATACCAGTCACCGCTTACAACTCAAAAGACGTTTATCTGAACATGGGTACAGCAGCCACAGGTGCGACAATACCACCAGGTTGGTTTTCTAATTTCCAGCGCACAGGAGCAGACACGTTCACTTGCGTTTCTACTGTCTCACAAACGGGAACCGGTGCAGTCAATACAAATATAGCAGAGGTTACCGTAGGCGACCTTTCTTCGTCTATTCCAGGTGGATTGCTTGGGCTAAACGGTAAATTAATGTTTTCCGTGTTGTCGTCAAATAATAATAGCGCAGGGGCTAAAACAGCACGATTTAACTTTAATGGGACGCCGCTTGATTATGTTAATACGACGGCGACTATTAGTAATCTGGCAACAGATCCAGTGCCGATTATGAATAGAAATAGCCAATCAAGCCAAGTATTAGGTTATAACGGCGTTTCTACTGTATTAGCCGTAGATACATCAGTTGATATAACTTGCAACTTTAGCCTTACTTGTGCCGCCGCAAGTGACTATATCGCTATTCATGCAGCTTCAGTTTACATAATAATAAGTTAAGGAATTTATCAATATGAGTACTTTTAATAACGGGTTTATTCAGTCAGGCGATGGCAATGTATCCGACCCTATTCATGTGGGGAGGCCAGGACAGCAGGTTGTATTTAGCAATGTAACCCCAGCAGAAAGTTATATTTCGTTATATCCATCGATTGAATCTGTCCCAGATAATTTTAACGGTACAGTCGATATTGTAACGCCTACTTATAGAGCCACCGTTAAAGGCGACGGTATAACTAAATACACAGAAGGATTTGGAGCACTTGCAAATAAACCAAGCGCCACATTATTTGGCGCTGGAACATGGCAGGATGGAATAAAGAAATATATATGTGATAGCGTATCATGGTCTGATGATATAGCAGATAGAGAATCTATAAAGTTATTGTCTGCAAATGAAAGCAGATTACAAAAGATAAGAACAAGATTAGAGCAAGCATGGGCTGGTACAGCTACAAACTATATCGTAACAGGAGATTCTACCCGTAATGATAGAAGCTACGCCGTGATAGATCATATTCCAGCCATTATGATTGAATATTATAGGTACCAGCTTACAAAAATACATTCAACCGCATTAACTGTATTTAATAATTCAATTTCTGGATCAACTGCTACACATTGGCTTGATAATACAGGAACGGCAAAACTAAATGACGCACTTGCACAAATTTCAGGTACAGGAGCAAATTCAATACTTGAGTTCTCATTAGGCATTAACGATTGGACCTTATCTCAAAATTATTTTACCAATAAAACGCTTATAAATGCTTGTCTTGATGCATTATTAGCAGCAAAAGCCGATTTGGCTATTTTATTGGTATCCCCTGTTAGAACATCCGAATTTAATGGACGACCATTTTATTTAGAAGCTTTATATAAGGAAATAGCGCATGAGCGTCAATTACCATTAATTAGCGGGTATAAATTAATGGACGATGTATATAGCGCAACAGGGCCATATAACACAGATCAGATACATCCAAATGAATGGGGACGTAAACGGGTTGTTGATGGGGTATTAAATGGCATATTACCTGAATCGTTATTTAATGAAGTTACCCTGGAAGATAGGTTAATAAGCTCTAATAATTTAGCTGGGCCAATAATTGTTGGTAAATTATGGAATACTGGGACAGGGGTTCAACAAGTAAGTGCAGATTGGCGCAGCTTACCTGAAATAACAGTATACGGGGCAACTAATCTAAATATCACACATCTTGGCAATCAACTAGGAGTTGTTTGTATGGATGCTGGTGGAACTTTTATTAAAAACTGTACACTGGATCAAACCCCAACATTCCCTAATTATACAGCCACATTGCCTTATAACACACATACTGTAAGAATTAACATAAGCAATGAAGGAGTTACTTATGATGCGCGCAATGACCATCCGTCTGTATATCAATCATATATGTCTCTTTATAATATAGATATTGGATTTGGCTTTAAAAATCTTATTGCTTAAACGGACTGTGACGAACACAGGAACCTTAAAGGGTTATAGAAATGTCAGAAGGATTAGAAGTATTAGCGGAACCATTAGAAGCCGCGTCAGAACTTGAATCTACTGTTGATGAACAAGTGTCTGAAGAAACATCAGAAGAACAGGAAAAAAGATTTAGCCAAGACGAGCTAGATCGAGCAATTAGCAAGCGCTTAGCAAGAGAACAAAGAAAGTGGGAACGTGAACAAACCCAAAGGACGCAAGATCGATTGCCTGTAGCTGAAGTAGATCCTTTACAGTACGAAACTAATGAGCAGTATGCATTAGCTTTGGCTGAAAAGATGCTCGAACAACGCGAACAGGCCAAGCAGAATGCGGAACTTTTGGAAACGTATCACGACCGTGAGGAAGATGCCAGGGCTAAATATGATGACTTTGAACAAGTTGCCTATAACCCAAGGCTTACTGTAACGGATGCGATGGCGCAAGCCATACAAGCGGCTGATAATGGGCCAGACATTGCTTATCATTTAGGCAGTAACCCAAAAGAAGCCGAACGCATAGCCCGTCTTTCACCGCTCTTGCAAGCGAGAGAAATTGGCAAGATTGAAGCAAAATTAGATTCTGCTCCACCTGCCATTAAACAAACTACACGCGCTCCACAGCCTATTAACCCTGTTGCATCAAGGGGCAGCAATGCACCGGCTTATGATACCACCGATCCTAGGTCTGTAAAGACCATGAGTACGTCAGAATGGATTGAAGCAGAAAGACAAAGACAGATTAAAAGCTGGGAAGCTAAACGAAGATAATTAGCCATTAAAGGTGTAAAATGAGTAACAGTTTATTAACCATTGACATGATTACAAGAAAGTCTCTTGAGATCTTGGAAAACAACCTGGTATTAACCAGAAACGTAAACCGTCAATATGATGACTCTTTCGCCGTAGAAGGCGCAAAGATTGGATCAACCTTGAGAATCAGATTACCTGACCGCGCACTGGTAACAGATGGCGCAGCTTTACAGGTTCAGGACGACCAAGAGCAATATACAACTTTAGCAGTAACAAACCAAAAGCATATCGGCATTAACTTCACAACTGCCGAGTTGACCATGCAATTGGATGATTTTGCAGAACGTGTACTGAAACCACGTATTAGTCAATTAGCTTCTTCTATTGACGCTGATGTAGCTCAAACAGCTTACAAAGGCTTATTCAGTTCAGTAGGCACTCCAGGAACTACGCCTGCTACTTCTTTAGTTCTGTTGCAAGCGCAACAAAAACTTAATGAATATGCAGCACCTATGCATCCACGTTATGCGACTGTAAACCCTGCCGCGAATGCCGGTCTTGTTGAAGGGATGAAGGGCTTCTTTAATCCAAACCCAACCATCAGCGCGCAGTTTAAAAACGGCATGATGGGCGAAGGCGTATTGGGTTATGACGAGATTAACATGTCTCAATCTATCCCTGTTCATACGACTGGCGCTTGGGGAACTGCTATAACTGTAACAAGCACAGTAAGCACCCAAGGAGCGTCAACATTAGGAATTTCATTTACTGGTGCGGCTCAAACATGGAAACAAGGCGATGTATTCACAATTGCAGGCCGTTATAGTGTTAATCCGCAAACCCGTCAATCTACTGGTTCATTGCAGCAATTTGTCGTTACAGCGGATGTTCCGTCATCAAGTGCTACAGCAACATTGAGCATTTCCCCACCAATCTACACCGCTTCTCATGCTTTGGCGACTGTTGATAGCTTTCCTGTTGCTGGCGATGTGATCACAATGTTGGGTTCTGCTTCTACTGGCTATAACCAAAACTTGGTTTATCATAAAGATGCCATCAGCTTTGCAACTGCTGACTTGTTGTTGCCTCAAGGTGTTGACATGGCTTCACGTCAAAACCATAACGGCATTTCAATGCGTATTGTTCGTCAATATGACATCAACAATGACCGTATGCCTTGCCGTATTGACGTTCTCTATGGTGCAGCCGTTATTCGTCCGCAGCTTGGTGTTCGGATGTGGGGCTAATTTTTAATCATTAATGAATAGAGGATAATATTATGGCACTTCCAAATACAGGCGGCGGTTATCAATTAGGTGATGGTAATCTTTTAGAGGTTACATTCTTCGATCAACCAGCACCGCAAACAGCGACAGCGACAGCAACATTAACAGTGGCTCAAATCACTGGCGGGTTATTGGTAGGTAATCCTAGCACAAGTGCGGCAACCTATACTTTACCCACAGCGGTGGCTTTAGATGCTTTATTGACTAATTTCAAGGTTGATAGCGCATTTGACTTGAACATTGTTAACCTTGGCACTTCTTCCGGCGTTATTACTGTGGCAGTAGGAGCAGGAATTACCTTAGTTGGCCTTGCTACGACTGCTATCACTTCGGCTGTTGGATCATCATCTTGGTGGAGATTCAGAAAGACTGGTGCTGGCGCGTGGACTTTGTATCGTTTGGCTTAATTTATATTGGGGCGTTTACGCCCCATTTTTGAGGTTTTATTATGAGTAGAGATACAAAATCAATAGGCGTAGCCTTTAGGGATCAATTCCTTGAGAACGCTGAGCTTTTAAATTGTACGCTTACCACGCCAACTATTGCAGGGGCAACGCTTACCACGACAACTTTAACAAGCCCAACAATTAACGGCGTAGTAGGTGGAACGACAACAAGCCAAACATTTACAGGCTTGACAGCCACAACAGCTACAGCAACTAATTTAGTTGTTGGAACAGGTGGAACTGTTGCTATTGATAATGCAGCCGTAGCAGCAACTGGTAATGATACAACCCAAACTGCTACTGTTACAAAAGCAGCAGGAACAATAACCACAGGAGCATTGACTACGGCGGCTAATGCAACCACAGCAGTAGTATTAACACTTACAGGTGTTGCAGCCGGTGATATTATTCATGCTACACCAGCAGGTGGTACAAATACTGTTGCTGTATATGTTCAATCCGCTATTGCTACAACCAACACCATTACAGTAACGTTGCGTAACGGTATAAACGCTACAACCGCTTTAAACGGCACTGTTGCATTTCACTATACTTGGATTAAGTAATAGTTTTATTTCCTCCATTCGTGTAAAATATGGGTGGAGGATTTATTTATGATAAAGTTAAAAGATGAAGATGATGTTGAGAGATATTTATTTAATGGATTAGGAGAATTAACAATATATACTACTCATGGTGTAATACACATTAATATAACAGAAAAAAATGTTAGTGCATTTTCAGATGATTTTAATTCTAGAGATAGAAAAGATTTTTTATTAATACCAGATAATTAAATTGACATTTATTTATGATAGAAATAAAAGACGAAGATAATGACGAAGGAATTGAGCATTATAAATTCGATGGATTAGGTCGTTTAATTCTTGATACTGTTCATGGTAGAGCTTGCATTGATATACGAGAGTATGATGTTAATGCTTTTACTATCGACAAAGATCATGGACGTAAAGACTTTTTATTGATACCTAAAAAATAATATGTTGATAGCATTAGACTATGACGGAACTTATACTGAAGACACTGAATTATGGGATAACTTTATTGTTAATGCCATAAAAAATGGGCATGAAGTTAAAATATTGACTATGCGCTATCCACATGAACCAATAAATATTGAAGGAATAGAAGTAATTTACACTTCAAGAAAAGCTAAATACGGCTATATTCCAGCTAATATTTATATTGATAATGAACCTGGGCGTTTATTTACGGATAGTTTTTAATGGTTATCTACTTAAAACACGCAGTACACGGAACTAAAATCGCTATATCAGAAGCTGAAGCGCAAGCTGATATTAAGAATGGCTGGCATGAGTACGAACCGAATAAAAAAGATGATGTTATTGTCAATCAACTAAAACGTGGAAGGCCGCGCAAATGAGCAACACTTATCATCATCGTGGTCAGAAGCATAGGCATTGCGGCAGAGATTTATGGAGCAAGAGACCATTATCAGGTTGTCCATTTGAGGCGAGCTTTAAGGCAATGAGTCGTAGAATTGAACGCAACGGTAAGGATGCTCAGGGAGTTATCAAGCTGGAAATGTTGAATGAATAATTATTTAAAGGCTATCGAGCTATGAGCACAGCAGGCGACAAAATAAATGAATCATTGCGGCTTATTGGTATGCTGGCAGATGGTGAAACGCCATCAGCAGAAATAGCCAATGCATCATTATCAGCGCTCAATCAAATGCTTGATTCATGGTCAACTGAACGATTATCTGTATTCGCCACGCAAGATCAGGTTCTTACATGGCCAGCAAGCTCAATTACACAGACACTAGGCCCTACTGGTACGCTTGTTGGCAATAGACCAATAGAACTAGATGATGCTTCTTATTTTCGTGACCCTACAACTGGAATAAGCTACGGCATCAAGTTTATAAACCAACAGCAATATGATGGCATCGCAGTAAAAACAGTTACTTCCACATATCCGCAGATCATGTTCGTTAATTATGAAATGCCGAATGTATCATTATCAATTTATCCAGTCCCCACACGCGCTTTAGAATTTCACTTCATCAGCGTAGCTGAATTAACACAAGCCGCATTATTAACAACTGACCTTGTCTTTCCTCCTGGCTATATGCGAGCGTTTAAATATAATCTAGCGTGTGAGATATGTCCTGAATTTGGAATCGAGCCATCTCCTACTGTTGCCAGAATAGCCGCTATTTCAAAGCGCAACCTTAAGCGCATTAATAACCCACAAGATGTAATGAGCATTCCATATACAATCGTAGGGACTCGTCAAAGATTCAATATTTTTGCTGGCAACTATTGATGGCAGATAACAAACTGTCAAGGATTTATAACAAGTCTAAGAACAGGCTTCGTGATGCTTGTCGTGGGTGTGTTGGTGATCATGAAAGACTGCAAGACAATTACCCTAATGCAAAGAAATTCAGCAAAGCCTTTGCTGATAACATGGAAAAGATAGTTCCTAGTAACGATGATTTTAAAGATAAGGCTAAAATGCTTGAATGGGCTAAGTCTGTTGCTTTGAATAGCATGATAGGGAAGAAGAAATGAAAACAAACATTCTAGGCGGAGCCTACGCAGCAAGAACATTTAACGAAGCCGATAACCGTATGGTTAATCTATTCCCTGAAGTGGTTAGCGAAGGCGGGAAGGAACCAGGCTATCTAAACAGAACACCAGGGTTACGTTTTCTCGCCACGGTTGGTACAGGCCCCATAAGAGGGTGTTGGGTATTAGGAGCGTTCTCTTATGTCGTATCTGCCAATAAATTTTATAAGGTAGATAAATTTTGGGTAGCTACTGAATTAGGCACTGTATCAAGCGGAACAGACGTTATTTCAATGTCTGACAATGGGATACAGATATTCATTGCTTGTAACCCAAGCGCATTTGTTTATAACATTAATACAGGCGCGTTTATTGAACTTGTAGACTCACCGGGAGGAGCCTTTTTCCCTGGGGCTAAAACCGTTACTTATATAGGCGGATATTTTGTCTATAACCAGCCTAATTCGCAAAAAATATGGGTGACTAAGTTATTAGACGGAACTATTACCGATCCATTAGACTTTTCCAGTGCTGAAGCGTCTACTGATAATGTCAAAGCAGTCATTGAAGACCACAAGGAAATATGGGTTTTTGGCGCAAAAACGATTGAGATTTGGTACAACTCAGGAGGAGTTGATTACCCTTTATCACCTATCCAAGGGGCATATATTGAAACAGGTCTTGAGGCTCATCGTTCAATTGCCAAAGTCGATAATTCTTTGTTCTGGCTTGGTTCTGATCCTCGTGGTGATGGTATTGTCTATCGTGCAAATGGTTATACGCCAGTTCGCGTTTCTAATCACGCGCTTGAGTATGCCATTCAAGGATATGAAACAATGGCTGACGCACAAGCTTATAGTTATCAGCAAGAAGGACATGTTTTTTATGTTCTAAATTTCCCTACAGCAAATAAAACTTGGGTTTATGATACCGCTACAAGCCTTTGGCATGAACGCGCGTCATTTCAGGGTGGTGAGCTGTTGAGGCATCGTTCAAGTTGTCAAATGTATGCTAATGATGAAATCGTGGTGGGCGATTATGACAATGGAAATTTATACGCATTCGATTTGAATGTTTATGATGATTACATAGGCGAACAAAAGTGGATTAGATCATGGAGAGCGTTGGGAACAGGCCAAAACACGCTTAAAAGAACCATACACTATGCATTACAACTTGATTGTGAAACTGGTGTTGGGTTAGCGCAAGGACAAGGAACAGACCCACAAGTTGCACTTAGATGGTCGGATGACGGAGGCCATACATGGAGCAATTACCACACTCGTTCAATGGGACATGGTGGCGCATATGGTCAGCGGGTTATATGGCGTAAATTAGGCATGACGATGAAGCTTAGAGATAGAGTTTATGAAATCTCAGGAACAGACCCGGTAAAAATATCAATATTGGGCGCAGATCTTCAAATGTCGCCTACAGGAGCATAGACATATAAATGGACAGAATACCAAGCTCACAAGTCAGTATAATAGACCAGAGAACAGGATTAGTTTCTAGGGAATGGTATCGTTTTCTCACTAGCTTATATACGCTAACAGGTAGCGGAGCCAATAATGTAGGGCTTGTCGATGTTCAATCAGCACCTATAGCGAGAGAAGCAAAAAAAAGCAGATGTAAAGTACTACCAGTACCCATAACAGTGGGAGCAAGCCCATTTTATTATATGAACAATACAGGCGATGAAATTGACGCGATTGTTCAAGGCGGCACTGTATCTGATGTACAATACTCAAGGGACGGAATAACTTTCTACGGCGTTTCTATCAGAGGGATGTGTAGGCTTTCGCCTTATGATTGGATAGGGATAGTGCATACCGTTGCGCCTACATTATTAATTATACCGAGATAAATTATGGCAGTTACTCCAAAATGTATTATTGAGCCTACTGCATTGACTGTCAGCAATGCCATTTATTATACGGTTAATAAGGGGTTGACAATTATTGATAAGGTTACTGTCGTTAATGTAACGACTTCTTATGCGGCAATAACGATATATCTTGTGCCATATGGCGTCACTCCTTCCGGTATACATAGAATAATAAAAGCATTAACTATAGCGCCAGGAGAAACCTATGAATTTTCAGCTATTGAAGGGCATGTATTAAATACTGGCGATTCTATTCAAGCTTTTTCTGATACAGCATCAGCATT